TTATTGGTTATGAATCCTGACCCTAAGACCGGCAACTGAAGTCATGGGTTGCGTGCCGGTGTGATTGGCACGGTTCCAGGCGGCCGTGGTGTTGGGGACAATGAACTGGACACCCCAGTAGGGGTAGGTCGGGAACAGCGGGTCCAGCGCCTGTGAGGACGGCCCCCGCAGATGGAGGTAGCTGCCCTCGATGGTGACGATCCGCGAGAGGGCAGCAACCAGAACAGATTGACCGGCGGCTACGGCGCTGGCGCGGTCAGCGTAGATCTTGCCGCCATTGGCAACCACCCCATCGACCATGCCCCACAACGCACGCACATCGGCTTTGTTTACCGGCGTGCCGTTCGGATAGGTCGCGTTCGCATCGCTTTGAAATGACATGCATGCCTCACATGAAAAAGGCGGCCCATCTGGACCGCCGCCGTCTGCTGGATTTGCTGTTGATCAGGCCGGGTAGTCGCCGACCTCGACCGGGTCGGACCCGACCTGCGATTCGTTTTCGGAGCGCAGCCAGAACCGCGCACCGGAAGGCGGAATGGAGGCCGTCATCGTCACCTGCGAAGACTGGTCGAAGGACCATTTGACCAGCGTCGCGGAGCCAAAGGGCGCCCCGGACGCGGCGCGATAAAGCCCGGTGCGGTGGTAGTTCGCGCCGAGGTCTACCGTGAAGGTGACGATCAGGTTGTCTCCCGCGCTGCCGCTGGCGGATATGACGACAGGCTCATCCGGCGGGTTACCGTTGGCCACGACGTCAACCCCGGTCACGACAACCGGAACTGACAGCATCTGCAGCTCGCGGCCACTGGACCCGTTGCTGTAGCGGCCGAAGAAGACCCGGAAGTCGTATTCGGACAGGTCGCCCAGCGGCATCGTCCGAAACGAGAACCCGTTCCCCGAGGTCGCCTCGCTGATCATGTCCGTCCACGCCAAGGCGCTGCCGGTGCGCCGGAACTGCGCCATCAGCTGATCGCCACGCTGGGCGGAAAGGGTGCCCTCGATCCTGATATAGGGCGGCCCGTCATCGGTGATGAGCGTGACGCTGGTAATCGCGGCATCCCGTGTCGCGGTGCCGCGGTCGATATCCGTCAGCACCGCCGGCGGCTCACCCTCCTCCTCGGCCGTCCAGTCGAACGAAGCGGGCTCGGCCTCGATCAGGTCGACCATGACATTGGTGCCGTCGAACTCCAGGCCGTCGATCCAGAAGGGCACGGAAACCAGCCCGAGCCGGGGAATGTTCAACGCCACCAGGCGCTCCCCGATCAGGCGCAGGCCGAAGGCCCGCAGCTTGACCGTCATCCGCCGATCCGGGTTCATTCGCGCCAGCATCTGCTTGCAGAGATGCCCAGCCTGACCATGGTGCTGCACCGGCAGCAGATCGACGCCCTTCGGCTCCCCTTCGCCCCAGCGGGCGATCGCATCGGCATCCTCGACCGGATCGGCATTGGCTTCCTGCCAGCGCACCTGCGGCGCGACATAGGTCGGCACCAGGGTGGTCACCCGGTTGATACGCTCGGTCCCGGCGCCGTATTCCATCTCGACGATGTGGCGTTCCTCTATCGTCACCGTCGGCGGCCGCCAGACGCCAGCTTCGACGGCGAGCTTGCCTTCCGGCGTGATCCAAGCCCGGCCGCCCATGGCATCCAGAAGCTTCTGCGCCGTGTCCTTGATCGGATCGGACAGCGCATAGCTGATACCGGACTGATAGCGGCTGCGCGTGCCGCCATCGGTCGGGACATCGGCGTTGCAATCGCTGCGCGCCACGCCGAGCGAGGCCAGATCGATATCCGACGGCGCCAGGGCACCGTAGACCGGATTGGCCACGATATCGGACAGATGCACCGCCGGATTGCGCCCGTTGATCGCGGACCCATCCACGGCCCAGTAGCCGCTCGCCCCCTCGATCAGCGCCGAAACCTCGGGCTCGCCGCCGGAATAGACCTCCGCGATATCCTCGCCGCCCACCGCGTCGAACGTCGCCAGGATCGTGCCGACACCGCGCAGGCGGTGCGCTTCGGTCCATTGCGAGGGAAAGGCGGCGCGAAGGTCGGCATAGTTGCCGCCGTCCCATTGATCGCCCTGGATGCCTTTCCGCCAGCGGAGACGGATATTGCCCTTGTTCCACGGTGCCGTGGTGACATAGCCACTGGCATCGACATCGACCGGCTCGCCGTCCAGATACCATTGCAGGACGTTGTTCATGCCGCCCTGGGCGACCGCGAGCAGCTTGAACAGCCGCCGCTCGCCGCCGGCATAGGCCCATTCCCAGAACATCACGGCGCCCGAGGCCCTGACCCGGCCGAGATGGCGAATACGCTTGGCATTGCTGGAGCGCAGTTCGGTGGTTATTTCCTGCGGCCGAGGACCGCCGGGCGCCGTCAGCTTCGCCACGGCCATGTTGATCGCGACAGCGGCGGCAGTCTTCAGCAAAGCGGCACCGATTCCCCCCGCTTTCCATGTCGCTACGAGCCAAGGACCGACCTGCGGCATCAATCACCCCATATTGCGATAGCGCGGGCGCGCACCATGGCCACGCCGCGAGGCGTCCTGATCAGCCAATGGCTGCCGGACCAGATGGCCGAGACCTGACGGCCCCGGAATTCGATGACGCCGATATCGCCCACGGCCGGGGCATCCTTGCGCGGCAGCGCGATCTCCGGCTCGACAAGCGCGACCAGGCCGCCGGCCGTCAGCGCGGCGGCATCGGCCTCGCTGCGGCACCGATCACGATACCGGGCCGCGAAATCAGCGCCCCAGCGCATGAGCGCCCAGTCCGCGACCCAGAAGGTGCAGTTGTCGGCGGCCCAGTCCCAGGGGCGCGACGCGGTGGCCTCGACAAAGGCCCCTAGCCGATCAGCCATCCCTTGATCTTCTTGCCGACCAGGGAGGCCGCATGCTGGCATCCGAGGTCGCCCGGGTGCCGGCGCTGCTGGTCGCGGTCGGTATATTCGCCCAGCGGCGTGTAGTTCCGGGTCGCGGCGATTGTCTCGGCGCGGATGCGGATTTCGGCCAGGCCGACATTCTCGCGCGGCTTCACATCGACGATCCGGCCGACATGCATCACTATGGCATCGTCAGGGAAACCCCGCACCGCCCAGAGCTGGCGCACCAGCTTGTCCGACCAGGAGGCCGGATTGTTCAGCGCCTCATAGGCAAGATCCTCGCCTTCCTTGTTGCCGACGTTCCATACCGTGTAATAGGCCGGGTTGGCGTCGAAGGGATTGGCCGACAAGCGCAGAGGATCGGCGCCGATCCAGCCCATCGAGGGCTGCCAGAGCTGGCCGGCGAAGGTCATCGGCACCTCGGTCTCGTTGAGGTAATACTGCACCGACCCGAAATTGAGATGGAACAGCCTGACCAGCGGAACCACCTCGGGATCGCTGTCGAGGAAAGCGGCAAGCTCTGGGCTCATCTGTCGAACGCCTCGATAAAGGATATGGTGATGCTCTGTCCCCATTTGAGCATTTCGCGGGTGCGCTGGCCCTGCATGTCGTCGATGAAGCGGCCGTAGAAGCGCGGCGGATCAGTCACCAGGGCGACACCGGAAGCGATGGCGCGACGCGCGGATGGTTCGAACTTGACCCAGCCGGAGGCGTTGCGGCGCACCACGCGATAGAGGAACCCGTTGACCGAGAACATGTCGCCGATGCGCAGGGAGGGCCGCACCGGGTTGGTCAGGTCCACATAAAGCTCATTGTCCCCGGCCGCGACCGCAGCCGAGGTCAGCAGCGGTTCTGTGCCCGCTGCCGGGTCGGTGAAGCCGGTTCCGTCGCTGAACCACGTCCCGTCGCTGAACGGGGTCTGCACCGGACTGACGCGCGACCCGTATTTGTAGGGATCGCAGATGCAGAGGTTCGCCACGTTCTCGCGGCCGCGCATCTCCGAAACCAGGGCCTCCAGCTGCTTGACCCTGATGCCGTCGAAATCGCGCGGAATGGTGATGTCCACGCGCCAGGCGCCGGTGCCGGGCGTCAGGATCTGCGCGATGCCGGCAAGGTTGGCGCCGGCATCGCGCGAGGTGCGCTGGATGAAATAGCTGACATCCTGCGGCCGGATCAGGCTGCATGGCCAGGCGATCACTTCGGGCATCAGGTATACCGCTCATTATAGCTGGGCATGTGCTTTTGCAGCATGGGCAGGAACTTCTGCTCATACTCCCGTTGGGCGGCCGCCATGGTCATGGCCAGTTCGGCTTGGGTGACACCGGGCGCGATGCTGATGTTCGGGGCGAAGGTGGCGTTGATCCCGCCCGAACGCCCGCCGGCGCGCCCGCGCAACGCCGCCTGTGCCTGTGCGACGCTGAGGATACGACCGTTCACCGCAGGGACGAACGGCTCCGGCCCCTTCTCGCCGGTCATATACATCTGACCAGCCTGCACCGGCCCACCATTCGCCCGAGCCGGAAGACCAGCCAGACGCAACGCCCCGGTCAGCCTGTCACCGCCGACCATCATAGACTGCCAGAGACCGCCGAGGATCCCACCACCTCCCCCGCCGAACTGGCCGATGAGGGCGTTCCGAATGCCGCTGTTGATGATATCTGCTGCGATCTGCTTGAGCACCTGCGCCAGTCCATCCCGCAAGCTTTCACCGGCCATCAAAGCACCCGCAAAGGCATCTGCGACGCCATCGATCGCCTGGTCGAATTGCTGCTGCGCAATCTCGGCCTTTTCCAGCTGATCGGTGAGGTATCCGACATGTTCGGCATGCTCCAGGATGTTCTGGCGCAGCTTGTCGTCGATGGGCAGGCCGGCTTTCTTCGCGGCATCCAGCAATTCCCACTGCGCACGCAGCTTGGCAGTCTCCTGCGCCGACTTGCCGACCAGCTCTATCTGCCGCTCCAGGTTTTCCAGATCGCGGCCAGCGTCCTCGAATATGTCGGTGACCGTCGTTCCCTTCTTGCCCTTTCCGCCGCCGGACTTCCGGCCGCCGCCCGAGCGCCCGGAACGGCCTTCCTCGGCGCGACGGGCCTCGGCGGCAAGATTCGCAACCGCCATCTGGCGGATTTGCTCTTGCGTCAACACAGCCTGGTTCTGGGCAGCATCTTTCGTGATCCGCTCCATCTCCTTTTCCAGCGACACCTGCTCACGGGTCAGGTCCAGGCGACGCTTATGCTCGGCAATGTAAGCCGCCGATGCCTCATTCTGGCGATCAAGCGAGGTGTCGTCGCCACCAGAACTCGGGCGCATCGCCACCGTGGCCGCGATGGTCGATGCGGTTCGGATCGCCGCCGCGCGCAGTTCACCAAGGGCCTTGATGGCATTTGCGATATCACCGTGCAGGCCATTAAAGTCTGCGCGGGTGTTTCCGAGAGCCTCGATCTCATCGGCAGCCTCTTGGGCGGACTTCTTGCCCTTGTTCATTTCCGCGATGACATCCCTGATTTCCTGCACAACCACGTCGCCGAGACCTTGAAGGTTGGCGACGAAGTGCAGCTCTTCCAGAAGCCCCTCCACAGATGCAGTTGCCGCATCGATTTCGACTGCAACGCCATCGAACAGGAGCCCGGTGGTAAGTGCGTTCGAGCGCTCCGCAATTTCGCGCAATGCCGCTGCATATTCACGCGCTGCACGCCCTGCGCCCTCCAAATCGGCGGCCGCAACGCTGCGAGCAAAGCTTTCGGCGGAAATCTCTTTGTCCTGATAAGCCTTTGCCAGATCGCGCAACTGCCGGACCAGCGGAAGATCAGCCTGATCAAAGGCATGGTAAAAGCGGTCTACCTGCTGGATCAACCCGTCCAGTTCGCCGTCGCCACCACTGATCCAGGACCAAAGCCCGCCAGTGCCCTTGATATCTTCGAGGCCCTTGCGGAACCGCTCGATGCGGGCCAACTGATCCTCGGTGCCGATACCATCGGCAGCATCTGCGACCTCTTCCAGCGCCACGGCTGCATCCGGTGCGTAAAGCCCCAGGCGTTGCAGCTCATCCCGCAGATCCTTGCTGCGCTGTTCTGCCTCTCGGGCACGATCCGAGTAAAGCAGGACACCGCCAGCGAGCAGACCTCCGATAACCATGACCAGCGGCCCCGCCGCCGCGCTCAACCCACTGATTGCGGTGCCGACGCTGGCCATGGAGGTAGCCGCGCGCAATGCGGCGCCAAACTTGATCAACACCCCGGTTGCGGCGCCCAGCTTGGTGATCATGCCCCCGATAGACCGGCCGAGCATGCCGGCCGCGAGAACCGCGGCAAGCTTCAGGCCGGAATCGGCGACGGTATCGAAATTGTCGGCGATGACCGTAAGCGCCTCGGCGATCCGGCCCGACATCCCGACGGCATCGTCCCCACGCCCGACATATTCCAGCAGGGCGTTGTTCAGAAGCATGAAGCCGTCCTGGATCGTGGTGGGCATCTCGCCCGCCTCGCGCCGGAGCTTCTCCATCTCCTTCGAGATGCCGAGCAGTTCGCGGCGCCCGATTTTCCCTTCCGATCCCAGCTTGCGCAATTCCATGGTGGTGACACCCATGGAATCGGCGAGGGCCTGCGCGACACGTCCGCCGGAATCGATCACCGTATTCAGGTTGTCACCCTGGAGCGATCCGAGCGCCATCGCCTTGGAGAGCGCACTCATGACACGTTCGGCGGTCTGGCCCTTGGCGCCGGACACAACCAGGGCGTTGTTCAGGCTTTCCACGAAGTCCAGTTGGCGATCCGTCGAAACGCCAAGTTCGGTCAGCGTGGTCGAGAATGCCAGGTATCCCTCGGCGGTCTGGCTGAGGTCGGAATAGGTGCGACGCGCCATCTCGCTGACGCGCCGCATGACCTCATTGCCTTTCTCCATGCTGCCTGCCGCCAGGTTCACCCGGCTGGTCAGGTCGGTCCACTGCCCAGTCATGCGGATCAGTTCCCGGCCACCAAGCGCCGCAGCAATGCCGGTAAACGGCGCGATCAGCGACTTGGCGGCCCGCGATCCGATACCATCCAGATTGCGCTGCATCGCGAGGAACCGCTTTTCGATGTCGCGCGCTTGCCGGTTCGTCACGCCAACGGCCTTGCGCATTTCGCGCTCATAGCCCTTGATGTCAGCAGAGAGCTGGACAACCAGCTTTTCGAGATCGGTTGCCATTAAGGACCTCTGAACACCATGAAGATATTGAATGCCGTCGCCGCGATCTGCGTTATTCTATATGTCGCAGACCATTTCGCCCGAGAGATATACGTCGGCTACAAAGCGCGGATGATTGAGCAGCAAATGCGATCCGAGGATCTACGCAAGGAGCTGAAAGGGATGGGGATTCTTCGTTAACCCATCCGCTCCATGATCCCCTGCCACAGATCATCCTCATCCTGCTGCGACATGGGCTGATCCTCGGCCGAGGTATTGGCAGCGATCCAGCCGGCAAGGGCGGCGCTGAATTCCCACCAGCTGCACCGCCTCACCTCTGACGGGCTCATGCCGGCGGCGAGACCGTTTCCGAAGACGTCCGCGAACCTGATTTTGCCGCGCGGGAGCGGTTCGCGGTCTTCTTCTTTCCCGCCCCGGGCTTTTTTGGCTCATCATCCGGTGCACCGGCCAGCGCCACGCCGAGGATTGCATAGGCCGTCTGGATGTTTTCGTTCAGTTGGCCCGGGCCAACATAGGCGCGGACCTTTTGAAGCGCCTCGACGGCTGGCATGCCCCCACCGATGAGACCCAGCCTGATAGGCTCGATGACGTAGCTGGCATTGGCATCCTTGGGCGGGGCGAACCCGGCCGTGCGGGCCAGGAGCGAGACCTCCAGCGCCCATTGGATATACCATGGACCGGCATCGCATTTTTCCTGAAGCTCGGCCAGGTGCTCGATCTTCAGGGCGAACGGATATGTCCCGTCCGCCCAGTCAAGCGTTAACTGCGCACTGCGGGACATCAGGCCGGCACCCGCTCGTATTCGACAGGTCCATCCGACTGCATGCTGACATTGGACGTGACCCGCTGGCCCTCAGGCGAGCCGATCTCCAGGCTCTCGACGTGAAAGCGGCCGGTGTAGAGTTCCTTGCTGCCGTCGGGCCATTCGATCTCAACCTCGCATTCGATGCTGTCGGCGCTTGCCAGCGCGGCCTCCCACGTCGGGACGGATTGCCGGGCCATCACGCCCTGCCCCGAAATCGAGGCCGTCATCGAGACGGTGTCGCGCTCGACCCAATCGACGATGTCGTCTCCCCCTTCGCAATAGGGCGTGACGGTCTCTCCGAAGGTTTTGGAGCGATTGAACGACTTTTCGGTGAAGCCGCAGGGAGCGATGAACTCAGGCGGCTCTGCCCCATTCGACAGGCGGACGAACATCTTCTTCGAGCGCGTGGTGGTAGCTTTGACAGGCGTAACAGCCATGGTGGTCTCCATGAAAAAGCCCGCCGGTCAGGGCGGGCGTTGATGAGAGGTGTCTGGGCGCTATTGCCCTCTGGCGACCTGGCGCGCTGCATCGCGCACGGCCTTGCGGACCTTGCGCGCGGCAGGTTTCCTGTTCGCCCGCCAGGAAACGTAGAAGAACGGCTGCGCCTTCATCTTCTTCGTGCCGAACTCGACCCATGCCACATAATAGGCGTCATCTGGGCCGCGGGACTTGTCGCGCGAACCGGCGAAAACCGTAATCGTCAGATCGCCACCAACACCGGCACCCTTGAGCGTAGCCACAACCATGGAGCCTTTGGGCGCCTTCCCCCATGTCCAGCCGATGCTATCACGCAGCGCACCGGCTCGGCGCCGCGCGTCGGGCTCTTTCAGCACCGGGACAAGGCTCTTCATCATGGCGACGATCTCGTCGGCCGCCTCGGCCATCTTCGTCTGGATTTGGTCCTTTGCGACCTTGGGGAGCCGGTCAAGCTTCCGCTGGAGCTTTGCCAGCCCCATGATCGTCGCGCCCCGTGCCATGGCCGCCTCTTGATTTCGGGTTATCGATCCTGACCGCGGCCCCCCTGGCGAGGGCGGCATTGGCGCAGCGGCGCGTGACGCGCATCCGTATGCCGGCGTCATACCGGATCGAGACATTCGACTTCGGACGCCACCGGAAGGTTTTGGTGAAGAGAACCCACATCACAGACCATCCACCAATGCCCGAACGGTGACGATGCCATGCGCAACCTTCTCATCGGGATCGCCGATCACCGACCAGCTGGTGACATCGACCAGAACCAGCGCATAAGGGTCCGCCAATTCCAGGTCGGAATACCTGATCGACTGCCGAACCGCGCCGCAGATCGTCTTGGCTGACAGCTGCGATCCACCTTCCTGCGTCCAGATATCGATCTGCTGAAAGCATTCGGAACCGTCGACACAATCGGCACTGTCGTCGATTTCCTGCGCGGGACCGAGGGTCAGGTAGGGATACGAGGCGCCGACAGGGGCGTTGTCGAATATCCGCTCCCCGAGATGCCCCGAGACGGCCGGGTCGGCCTTGAGGTGCGCGATCAGCGCGATCTGGAGCGCGGCGCTGGCACTCATGGCGCCTTCCCTCCCTCGACGACGACATAGACCCAGGCGGGATCGGTGATGCCGTCCACCTCGCGAATTGCGTAGACCGCGGCGCGGCGGGTATCCCGCATCTGCCAGTCGGTCGTAACCGAGCGCGCGGCCGCACAGGACCGAACGCGGATCTTGAATATCGGGCGCCCCTCAAGGCGTGCGGCCTCTACCACTTCCGAGCCGGTCGAATAGAGAAACTGCGCGCGGCAGGCGTGGCGCTGTTCCCAGGTGGTCGAGGTGACGCCCCCGGGACCGGAAACCTGCACCGGCACGTCGAAGGCCACGGACTCTGTCAGCCTCGCCGTCTGTGCCGCGGCCTTCACCATAGCAACCTCCTGCCGGAAAACCGGCGCCGCAACTGCTCCTCGGTCAGCGGATCGTCGTGGTCGTAGATCTGCTTGACCATGTGCAGGATGTTCATCCGGTCGGCCGGATCGAGCGGCGCGACCGCGGGACTGTCGGCGGGCAGATCGGCACCGGCGACAACGTCGAACCAGACCGGAAACGCCACATCCGCCAGGTCCGGCCGGGGCCAGTCCGAGTAGATGCCCAGGTATCCGCCCTGCGAACAGGGCACGAAGCGATAGGCGGCCGAGGCCAACGCGACCTCCTGCATGGCCTGGTCAAGATAGAACACGCCGGCGATGCTGCGGATCGGATCGAGATCGATCGGTATGCGCGTGAACCAGCCCGGCGACCGGAACCGGAACACGGTCTGCGCGACGATGCGCCGCGCGAAGTCCTCGTAGCGCCGGGTCTCGCCGTCGATCAGATCGCGGATCATGTCGTCGTCATCGTCGAAATCGACCCGCAGCACCTTCTTGGCGGCGGCCAGGTCAATCGGCAGATCGGTTGACCGCGAGATCATGATCGGCATGCAGCGCCTCCATCAGCGGGATTTTCGGATAGGCCGTCAGCGCGGAGACCGCGCTGGCGTTGATGACCTCGACCCCGAGCAACGCGAGATCGGGCGCGGCGGCATCGATGATCCGCCGCCAGCGGGCCGTCGATTGCTGCGAGGGGTTGTTCATGCCCTCATGCGCACCGTGCCAGTGCAGCCCGGCCTCGACCTGCATGTCGTAACCGACCAGGACGATCCGTCGGACGCCGAACTGAACCGCAAGGTTCAGCGCGTGGAACCCGCTGTTGCCGCCCCAGCCGATGACGCCCGGCCTGTCGGTCAGGATGCGATCCACGGTCTGTTGCACCCGGATCGACCGGACGCCCCAGGGCTTGCGATCCACGGCGGGATCGGCGCCGAGCTTCAGGCCGGCAAACCCGGCCGCACCGCTGTAGCGGCGCCACCACGCCAGGTCGCAGGCATAGAGCACATCCGCCCAGGGGCAGAGATGCCAGCTGTTGTTGATCGCGATTACGCGGGATTGCCCTCGGAGGGCGGCGAGACTTGCCCGCTCGTCTCCGGCGCTGGGTCCGCCGGCGACGATGATGCAGGTTTCGCCTTGCCAGCGCGGCCACCAGCCTGGCGCGTATCCTTGGCATCCGCCCCGGAAACCGGACCCGGTTCCGAGGCTGGAATAGGGTCGGCGGCATCAGTTTCGACCGGAACGGCCCGCCCCGCCTTCACCAGCTTCTCGGCGATATGATCATCGATATCGGCGACCTGTCCGCGCCGCAGCGCGCCGTAGGAGCCGACCATTCCGCGCAGTGCCTGGATCTTCATCTCGTTCCCCTGTCATGAGCGGGACGCCCGAAGGCGCCCCGAGATTGTCGTGAAGAATCAGGCGCTGGAGACCGGCGCGCCGCTGGAAACCACCGTCGAGTTGAACTCGCCGGTGATCAGCGCGGCCGGGCGCTTGATCGCGAGCGCCAGCCGCTCCTCGGCGCGGACCGTGATCATGTTCTTGATGAAGTTGTCACGATCCTCGCTGGAGGCGATGACCTCGGGGTCCATGCGGTCGTAGATCGTCGCCGCGGCCTTGAAGGCGCCGGTCAGGAACTCATCGAGATCCATGGACTGGGTCTGCACCACGGGATGGCCCCAGAGCTGCGGGCCGGCCAGCTGCATGACGTTGGCGAAGATATAGCGGAACTCGCCATCCTTGGTCAGTTCGATCTGCGCCCAGTTCGTCGGATGCAGCACGATGCCGTCGGCCGGATACTCGGCCAGCGACGCTTGCAGGAGCGCCAGGCGCAGCGTGTCGATCATCGTCTCGCCCGCGACCGCGAAGGCCGGGACGAAGGCGGTGGCGGCCGTGACAAGCCCTTCCAGGTTCTGGCCGACGCCGTCGCCCTTCAGCAGCTGCCCCTCTTCGGCCAGCATCAGGCCGTAGCGCAGTTCCGTATCGATCTCGGTCTGGAGCTGCTGGGCATCCTCCATCGCCTGGCGCGACACATGCACGAAATGCGCGATGGTGCGCACCAGCGCGCTTTCCTGCGCCCAGACATAGTCCGACTCGGGCTTCTGCGCGCCTTCGGTGACCGGACGGGCATTGTTGGTCCGCGTGGTCTGGCGCGCATATTCGATGGCGTTCGATCCGGTGCGGCCCTGCGAAAGCAGGTTGCGGATCGTCATCTGCCGGCGCGGCAGGCCGACGATCTCGGTCTCGCGATCCGACCAGATCAGCCCGCCGCCGCCCGGACGCACCGAGGTGATCGCCTGCTCGACATCGAGCGCGATGCGGACGGTGCCCTTGCAGCCGGCCTGCGCAAAGGCGCGCATGTCGTCATGCCTGGCCGCGCGCTCGCCGAAGCTCTGGACCTGATCGCGGTTGCCGCGACCACGCTGCGAAAGCTGCTGTTCCAGATCGGTGTTGCGCGTCTCCAGCTGCTCCAGACGGTCGGTCAGCTTCTGCTGGGCGTCCGTCAGGATCTTCTGCTGGGTCAGCAGCTGGTCGGCCGAGTTCTTCAACTCGCGGGTCAGCTCGCCGGTATCGCGCGACTGGCGCAGCGCGTCCTCGGCGGTGCGCTTCACGTCGCCGCCGATCCGATCCAGTTCCTGGCGAACCTCGCGCATCAGCTGCTCGACATTGCCCGGGTTGGCCTCGCTGCGCACGGCGCCGATCACGGCCTGCGGACGCGCAGCCATCAGGGCCGCAAGGGAGGCCTGCGGCATGAGTGCCTTGTTCATCGTCTGTTTCCTCAGATGGATTTCATGGATTTGAGGAGGTTCCGCACCTCCTCGATGACGGCAGCGTCCTGCGTGCCGGACGGGGCAGCGCCGGGCTTGCCCCCTTTAAGCTCGGCGAGGATTTCCCGCGCCGCGCCACGCGACAGCCCGGCCCGGGCTGCCAGCAGATCGAATTTCTTCTCGGCCCGAACCCGGGCCTCGCCCTCCTGCCGCGCCGAGGCCGAAACTTCGTCGGCCGCCAGCAGGCTGTCGGCAAAGCCCTGATCGACAGCGGACTGCCCACCGATCCAGGTCTCGCGATCCAGCATCTGGCCTAGCTTCTTGCCGTCCAGCCCGGTGCGCGCGGCATAGATATCGACCGAGGCGGAATCGAAGGGCTCCAGCCAGTCGGCCACCTCGCGCAGCGCATGCCGGTCGCCGGCCGCGACGACCCAGGTGTTGTGGATCATCAGGAAGCCGGCGCGGCCGATCAGCACCTCGTCGCCGGCCATGGCGATAACCGAGGCCGCGGAAGCGGCGAGACCGAGGATTTTGACCGTGACCTTGGCCGGATGCTCGCGCAGCGTGTTGTAGATCGCCAACCCCTCGAAGAAATCCCCGCCCGGGCTGTTGATGTTGACCACGACATCGCGCTTGCCGATCTGGCGCAGCGCCGCGGCGACGCGCTTGGCGGTGACGCCCTCGCCCCACCAGTCCTGGCCGATCACGTCGAGGACGGAAATCGAGGCCTCGGCATCCTCCTCGGCGGCGGCGCGCACGTCGGGGTTCCAGCGCTCGATCACCTTGGCGCCGATATCCGAGCGCACGCCCGGCTTTGCCCCGACCGTGGCGGCCGGCAGATCACGAATGCTCATCGCCCTTGTCCTTTTCCGTTATGCCGAGGAAGTTCAGCAGCGCCTGCCGCAGCTGGCCGGTCGGCTTGTCCTGTCCGAGCGTTTCCAGCGGCGCGAGGCTGGTCTGGGCCAGAAGCCGATCCGTGCCGTCCTTGCGCGGCAGGTTCAGCTTGGCGCGGCCCTCGCCCGGGGTCATGATCGCCGACTGCACCATGCGCGAGATGAAATTGGCCTTGGCCGTCGAATCCATCTGCAACAGCGCCTCGCGGTTGAACTCGGCATAGCGCCGGGGCGAGGAATGCGGCCGCAGCAGCTGCTTGGCCACGCGCGCCTCGATCCGGCTGCAGATCGGGTTGATGCCCAGAACCAGCCAGGAGATCAGGATCTGCTCGACCCCGGAGCCCCACATGGTCTGGCCCTGCCCGGCATGGCCGATGACGATAGGCGGCACGCCCCACCAGCGGCAAATCTCCTCGATGTCGAACCGGCGGGTGTCGAGCATCTGCACATCCTCGGGGTTCATCTGGGTCTGGAGGAACTGGGTGCCACCTTCGAGGATGCCGATGGCGCCGGTCTTGCCCGACCCTTGCAGGGGCTCGATCAGGTTCTTGCGGGCCTGCGCGCGCTGATCCTTGGTCAGCTGCTGGTCGAAGAGGATGAAGCCCGACGGCATCATGCCGTTGGCGAAGACGCTGGAGGATGCCTCCTGCGCCGCCATCGCGGCCCCCATGGTGTTCGCGCCGACGGCGATGGGCGACAGCCCGGTATCGCGATCCGAAATCGACTGCCCGAAGCCCTTGAGATGCAGCACCTTGTCGCGCGGCAGGTCTTCGGCCTTGCCCCGGTCGGTGACGCGATAGACCAGGCGTCCATCGGGCAGGCGCACCGGCCGGCAGTTGAGCCCGCCGGCCTGCAACGGCTCCAGCGAGGTCAGCCGGCTGCCGATCAAGCCCTTTTCGGCATAGGCGTTCCCGCTGGTCACCAGCCATGCGACCATCCCTTCCCAGAACTCCAGCGGCGTCTGGTCGGCATTCGGGCTGCCGGTCAGCACGTCGGCGACCGGATCGTCATCGACGCGCACCCTGTCATCGTCGCCGCGCCGCTCGTAGACCCCCAGCGGCAGCGCCGAAATCGCCTGCGCGGTGACCCGGATGCAGGCCCAGACCGCCGACAGCTGCATGGCGCTGGTCATGGTCACGGTCTTGCCGGCATAGGATGACCGGCCGAACAGCTGCGACCAGCCCGAGCCATCGCTCAGCCGCAGGCGGCGGTCCTTGGCGACCTCGTCCGCGACCGAGTGATAGAGTTTGAACGGCGCCGCCAGCGCGCGAGTGAACAGGCCCATCAGCGCGCCACCAGAACGGGATCGGACAGGAAATCGTCCAGATTGCCGGCCGGCTCGGGGTTGCCGTCCATCAGGATCGCGCCGGTGAACAGCGCAATCAGCGGATCGATCTTGGCGACGCCCGCCGCCTCTTTCGTCACATACACGTTGTTACCCCGCTGTTCGGCCTTGGCATTGCCGACGCACCAGGTCATCAGCTCCTGCCCGCCATGCTTCATCCGCCCATCGAACAGGCGGCGTTCGACGCCCTTGATCGCCCCGCTGAGCTTGTAGCCCTGCCCGACCGGGACGATGTGCTTGCCGAGTTCGAACCGTTCCTCTTCCAGCGCATCGACCAGCGCGGCGACGCCATGGGGGTCGAGGCCGATGCCGGCCTGCTTCGGAAACAACCCGGCATCGCGGATGCGGCAGCATATCTCCACCGCCGCCTCGACCTGCTCGGCCGCGGTATCCGTGATCCCGAGCTGCCCAAGCTGGGCAAGCTCTTCCAGTTTCGGCGCGATGCTCTTGCGCAGTTCCAGGACCGGGCGCAGGCACCATGCCCAGCACCAGACCAGCCAGTTCCGGCTCTTGCGGTGCCGGCCGATGGCCGAGAAACCGAACAGGTCGTCGGCGCCGCCGACATCGCCCGCGGCAACCATCACGTCGCACTCGTCCAGCATCCGCTCGAAGGTCAGGCCCGGGACCGCGTTCTTCGCCCAGTAGAGCGCCCCGGCCCAGCGATCCGCGTTGAGCCCCTGGCCGATCTCGACGTTCAGGTGCTGCGACGCGATCAGCGCCATCTGGTGCGGCCCGTCGATTTCGGCCTTCTCGATCTCGCCGGCGATATAGTCCTCGGTCACCGACCGATTGAGGTTCGGGTTGACCATCCCCCAGGTGCGGCGATCCCGCCAGCCGTCGTCCTTGGCCATTTCCGGCGGCAGTTCGTAAAGCACCGGCAGCATGGACCGGCGCATCTCGCCGTCCCGCACCTTGCGGGCGATGGTCAGTTCCGACTTCCAGACCCCGGTCGGCGGCGCCTTCGACTGCGTCGTGATCTGCAACAGGAACCCGTCCGGCCGCTTGCCGAGCGAGCCCTTGATCTCGGCGAACACGTCGGCCGCCTTCGACATCTTCGAGAACTCGTGCGTCTCGTCGATCAGCGTGAAGGTCGCCATCGCGCCGGTGACCACAGACGGATCGGCCGAGACGATCTGGATCTTCGACGGCACCACCTCGTCCAGCTTGACGATCTCGTTGCTGTAGGCCTTCGGATCGAACATCGCCGACAGGCTTTCATCCAGCCGGATCATGCCGGCGGCCTGGCTGAAGGCGCGCTTGGCGATCTTCTGGCTGGGCGCGATCAGCATCAGTTCGGCATGCGGCCGTTCGTTCATGATCGCGGCCACGAGGATGATGGCCGCGGCATAGGTGGTCTTGGCGTTGCCCTTGGGCACCAGCAGCAGGAATTCCCGGATCATGCGCACCTTGCGCACTGGGTCGTAGCTGCCGAACACGGCGCGGACGAAATCGAAGATCCAGTCGTCGCCCGCCTCGGCGAAGGTCGGGTTCCCGATCACGTCCGGCAGCCGCAGCCGCTTGAAGATCGCCAGGGCCTTTTCCGCCACTGCGTCGAAGAGCGGCAAATCCGGGATCAGCGGCCGGCGGTTGACGATGCGCTCTTTCCAGTCCGGCAGGGACGTGTCCCAGACCTCCGGCGTCGGCAGATCGTCAGTTCTCATAGCTTCCCGGCTTCAGCAGACTACCCCATTCGGACTGGGTCTCGCCGGCTGCCAGCGCGTTGGCCCGCTTGCGGGAAATCTCGCCCTTCCCGACATAGCGCGAGGTCGGCCGTTCCTCTTCCCGCTCGGCCTCGTCTGCCTGCGTCATCTTCGCCGCCGCCAGCTTCTGATCGTTCTTCATGATCAGGCGATCAAGCTCGCGCATCCCGGCGGTGTTGCCGGCATTGGCCAGGTCCATCGCCAGTTCCAGCCGCCGCGCCTCCAGCCGGTCCCGCATCTGGTCCCGCACGGTCAGCTCGGCTCTAAAATACCGCTTCAGCGTCGCCAACGAGACGCCGATGGCATTCGCCACCCGCTGGTTGCTCCATCCCATCGCCAGCAACAGCTTGACTTTATTGCGATCTTTATCCGTGACCTCGAATGGCGGGCGCCCCTTCTGGCCCCTGCCCGGGCGAACGGGGTTGCCGAACAGGTCGAAAACTTCGCCCGACATGAAAAAAATCTCCGAATGAGGGGGGCGCGGGTCTAGGCGCCACAGGCCCGCTGACTTTCGACCCACCCCCCCCCCTTCCGGGGTCCGAGGGGCCGATCTGCCCGGTTTTCGGGAATTTCGAGGCCGGATCGGGCCGATTTCGAGGGCAGCACGGCGAACCGCGCGGATTGCGGATCAGTTCAAGGGGCGAGCCGCCATATCCTCGATGCGCAGCAAGAGCGGTCGCGGGCAATAGGCACGCACGTCGGCGGTGATGATAATCGGCAGGAGAGCGCCGGTCAGGCGACTGATGATGTCTTTAGCGCCCATCGAGACCACAACCGTCCTAGCCTCTATCTCAGCGCCCCTGCGGATCACTATCCCTTCGCGATAGATGCGGGCCCGGTCCCACGTCATGACTACAAGGATGCTTCCGCCAGCCGGCAAGGCATCCACCTCGCGAGAGAGCTTTACCGTGGCGGGATACCAAGGCCCATGGAGGCCGTCATACATGATTGCGCTCCTCTGCCTGCTTGTCCCGGTCGTGGCAGGTCTTGCAGAGGCATTGGACATTTGCCTGCGACCAGAACAACTCCGGGTCACCGCGATGCGGCACGATGTGGTCACCGACCAGCATCGACGTGTCTGTCTCGATGGTCCCGCACTTCCGGCAGGTGAACTGGTCGCGGATCAGCACGCTTTCGCGCAGCCGCTGCCAGCGGGCGGTCTTATACCAGCGCCGCCAGGGCGCGATGGCCTCGCGCTGCTGATCGCGGTGCTGGAAAGCACGGCTCAATCGCTGGCCGGCCTGATCGGCACCGGCGAAGCGCGAGGGCATCCGCCCCAACCTGCTCATGTCGAAATCCTCGGCCAGCCGCCCCGCCGCTGCAGCTGTCCATACTGGTCGCGCCTGTCGGCGGGCGCGCTCGGGTATGCCGAAACAGAAGCGCCCGCGAGGGACGGTGATCCCTGCGGGCGCAATTCCTGATAATAGTGAATTCTGTCTCACAGACGGACTTAAGCCGTCAAGAAGTTTTTTTGTCCCGATACCCGATCATGCGGTCCAGGGCAGCTGACAGCGCCTCTGTGACGGCTTTTCGGTGGGCACCCTTGACGGCCCATCCATGGCTCACCAGCACCTCGTCCAGCGTGCAGCCCTTGATGCAGACCATGTCAACCAGCACCCTGTCCATGATCGGGCCGCGTTGCGTTTCGCCGCGAGCAGTGGGTCGAATGCGGCGCACGGTCATGGCGGCGCTGAAGCCGATGCGGTTGCGCAGGATGGTCAGCTCATGGGCGATGCCGAGGTGCCGGTCCATCCAGCCCATGCTGTCGCCGCCGGCCCGCGAGGCATCGAGCTGCGAAACCTTGGTGCCATCGGCAGCCGCCAACTCGACCAGCGCCGCATAGCGGCGGCCCATTGCGATCTGACCGTGGGTCAGAGGGCACGGCCTCTTCCGCCGCAGCGCCGAGGCGATCATCCGGTCGAACACGTCGGCCGCGCGGACGCTGGCGCGATGGCCGTAGCCGGTCGGGGCCGCCACCCATTTCTCCAAACCGCGCGCATCGACACCGTTCGGCACCATGGTCAGCTGCGGCTCGACGACGAACGGGCCGCGCGCCGGGGCGGCAATCGTATCCGGGCCGCATTGATCGGGGATCGCGCTGGCGTCCCGGATGGCGGCAAGCCGAGCGGCTTCCTCGGCCAGCCTGGCTTCACGGGCCTCCCGCGCCGCCTGCACAAGCGACTTCCCGGCTTCGGCCTTTAGCGCCGCTCTCAACATATTGTGGTCCCTCTTGCTCATCATACTGCCTATTGTTTCGGTCGCTGTCTTTTCAGGGAGGATAGGGAGGATCGGATTATCTTTAGGGATGATTTAGGGATGCACTTCAGAGGGGATTATCTTTGGATTACAGTTGGTTGACGTGTTCAGGGAGGATAGGGAGGCAAAACCGGGTCCACGCATATGGAGCCTTTATCACCCCATACCCCTTCCCTTCTCGCGCATACGCGTATGCGGGAATTTTCCTCCCTATCCTCCCTGACGCCCCGAACCCCTTGTAATGTCGTCGGAAAACACGGGGAGGCAGGCCCTCCCTTTCCTCCCTGTAGGGAGGCAAAATCCTCCCTCATGCCAGTCGGAACAGGGGTGCGGGGATCAGAGGCTGCCATCTTGGCCTCCGGTGCGGCCGGCGATGGGGCGGCCATTTGCGTCACGCGGCGCGGTCCTGAAGCGGTGTCCGAACTCAATCGAAAAGCGGATGCCGTCATAGCGCATGATGCCATTCGACTTGCGTTCCGCGAACTTCTTGCCGGTGCTCGGACTGACCCAGCGGCGCATCTTGTCCTTGAGCTGGCGCTGGACGGTGCCGGGCTGCCACACGGCGCCGCCCTGCTCGTCCTGCCAGAACTGGAACGCCTGAACCAGGTCCTTGACGGTCTCGCTGTCCTCTGGTTGCCCGGAGACGTCGCAACAGCTCTCCAGGAAGAAACCGAGCGGGTCGCTCTCCTCGCGATACTCGTTGGTGGCACTTAGAACGGCCGGCGGCTCCTGCAGCCCGCCCTCGAGGTAGTCTATCAGGCCCTCGATCAGCCAGTTGAGGATGCCGGATCGCTCTTCCCAGAGCTTGGCACCCAGGTCCGGGTCCCGCTCCTTCGGCGGAATGGTCACGTCGAACGGCACGATCAGCAGCCTGCGCCAGATCCCGTCATCCCGGCCGCGCACCTCGGGGCGATAGTTGCCCTGGATGGTGATCTTGAACTTGGGCGTGACCTCGATCTGCTCGCCGAAGTTCGGCCGCACGTTGATCGGCTCGCCGCCGGTCAGCTGCTTGATCAGCCCTTCGCGCAGCTTCTCGCCCTCCTCGGGTTCGGACGTGCGCACCATGCGGGCGAGCATGAGCGGCACGAGGTCCGGGGTAGCGGCCGATCCGTCCTTCTTGGTCGAACCGGTCAGGGTCTCGATCCGCGCCGTTGCGGCATAGTCGCCGAACATGCGGGCGATCAGGTCTACCAGCACGGACTTGCCGTTGGCGCCGAGCCCGTAGAAGAAGACCAGCTTCTGCTCGCCGGTCAGCGCCGTGGTATTCAGGGCGAACCAGCGCTGCACGAAGCGCCTGACCTCTGGATCGGGCAGGATGCGCGTGATGAACCTGTCGAAGATCGGCCGCTTCGCCTCCGGGTCGTATCGCACCGGCATCATCTTGGTGATCAGCTGATCCCGGGCATGCGGCACGAACTGCATGTCGGCCATGGGGCTCATTCCGCTTTCCGGATCGCCCGGAATGACCGAGAATCGCATGACCCCATTCTCGCAACAGACATCGAGCGGGGCGGCGTTCAGCCGCTCGAACGACACGGCCAGGCCGACGCCGGCCTCCTTGATCGAGGCGTCGATCCGGGTCGTATTGCCCGAGGTCTTCGCCCAGCCGTGATGATCCTTGCGGACCGAAAGCAGCACCTTCTCGACACCCGAGAGGCGGGCAAGCTTGGGCGCCATGCTATCCAGCTCCTGCTGGGCGGCCTCCGCCTCCTCGCCTCCGGCGCTTACGATGCGGCCGAGTTCACGCTCGCGCCGCCGCAGCTGCACGCCGTCCTCGAGGATCTGCATCTGCCAGTCCTCGAGCCGAAGATGCGGGATTTCCCGCGAAATCAACTCGCCCAGCATCTGGGCACGGCGGCGAACCTCGATGCCGTCCTCGTCTTTCTGCCATCGCTGGCCGGTCCAGACGTGCCAGCCATAGCGGGGCACATAGATCAGTTCATCCCGGTAATGGCGGGCATAGCGCTGGCCGTTGCCATGGTCGTTGAGCGGATACTGCGCGCAGTCCGAAAACGGATCGTCGGCCTGGCCCTCGGAAGGGGTTCCAGGGGATTGGCTATCGCCATCACCGGCAGAGGCCTCCGGCTCCATCCCCTCGGGCAGATCGACCTCCTCGGCATTGCTCATCACGGCCCGGACCTGCCCGAGCGCGTCGTCATCGCTCCTATCGGTCATTGCAACCTCTCCGGATCGATCCGGGCGTCACCCACCGCGCGCAACTGCGCGATCTTCGAGCGGATCAGGTCGAGGAACGGGTCGGTCTCATCGCTGCAGGTGACCACGATTTGCGCAATGAGGTCCGAAAGCGCGATGAACAGGCCGCGCGCCTCGGAAATCGACAGACCATCTAGGCCCGCGATCCCGCGAAACATCACCTCGAACCTGTTCGCGTCGTCAACAATCTCCTGCTCGTCAAGCATCTCTCTGTCCCATCAGAATGTCGTTGAGATCGCGGCCGTCGCCCGCATGGACGATGTAGCCGCGCAGGCCCGGCCGCTTGATCTTGGCGCGCCGCAGCCCGGCGAGGAGCTTGGAGCGCGTCAGTTTCGGATCGCTGTCCCCGTCCTGGACGAAGATCAGCGTCTTGACCCAGACCGGCGGCAGCCAGGCCTCGGAATCGTCCATGTCGGGCAGGCCGGCATATTTCAGGCCGGGGCCGCGCTGCATGCGCCCGGCCATGTTGCCCAGGTCAACGCCGCACCAATAGGCGCAGCGCCGAGGCATGGCCTCCGCGATCAGGGCGGAAAGGGTCGTCTCGACCCCCTCGGCCATGATCATGGTGTCGCAGTCCTGTGGCGTCAGGAACCGGATGACGGCGCCCTTCTTCGAGCCCAGCACCTTCTTGGCCGGCAGCGTCTCGCCCGGCTTGCGAGGATCGGGCAGCACCAGCTTGCCCTTGGGCTGATCCAGGTCGAGCCAGGTGCGATGCACCGCGGACACGCGGTTGCCGGCATCGACCACGGCCGCGACCATGGCCGGGCCGACATGCACGGTCTGCCATTCCTGCGTCTTGCCCTCGACCGGGATCGTGTAACGCGCCTCGGGATCGAACCGCAGGACCTGCGGCAGATCCGGATAATGCGCGGGATCGATACCGCGCAGGGTCAGATAGTCGCGCACCAGCGTGCCCTCGGCCGGGCGAGCGGCGAACCAGATATCCCGCGCGGCCCGGATCGATTTCTCGCGCGCACGGCGGGCAATATCGTCCTGCTTGCGCCGATTCGCTTCGGCGGTGCGCCGTCGCTCGGCGCGCTCGGCATCGGAAAGGCCCTGCGCCGGGCCGCACAGCCATTCCAGCGCGGCGCGGAAATCCATGCCGAGCGTATGCTGGACCAGCGCGATCTGATCGCCCTTGGCATGCGGCCCGCACTCCTTGCGGCACTGGAAGAGTCCGGTCTTCAGGTTGACGCCGAAGCGATCCCGGCCGCCGCATTGCGGACACGGCCCGACCAGTTCGCCGCCGGTGCGGACCAGGCCGGATAGCTCCAGCCGCGCAACCACATCGGCGATGGGCATGGCCTTGGCTTCATCGAGGCGGTGATCGTCGCGCGTCATGGCTTGGCGGCCTCGCGCTTGCGGACGATCTTCCGAAACTCCTCCTCGGCCTTGGTGACACGCGCGACGCGCTGAAGGTCATCATGCGCGGCTGCCGGGGTTATGGCCATCAATCGCTCGATGACGCGCTCGATCCCGCGATGTGCTCCAGCACAATAGGCATTGTGGTGACGCTGGCGGTGCGTTCTCATCTTGCGCCCCGCGCGCGGTCCCAGGCCTCGGCCAGCCGGCGGCGGTCCCAGTCGTTCATCACCTTGCGCGCCCGATCATGCAGGCCGCCATAGCAGCCCGGCACCGAGACGCGGCAGGAAAGGAACTGATCGGCTGTCTGGATCAGGCCCATCAGCTGCGGGTTTTCGCGGGTCACGCCCGGCATGAGGTCGCGCAGGATGCCGACGACCAGGTCGAGATCGCTGCGATCCGTGATCGGCGGCCGGGACAGCACGCCCAACGCGTGGATCATCGCGTGATCGGCGAGCGAGAGGCGCGGCTGGTCAGTCAAGTCCACCTCCACAGCCAACCAGGTCGGTGGTGACGAGGCCCGCGACGATTTCCCCGATAGAGCGGAAGCCCCCGCAGGTTGTGGAATCACCAATGATCCGCTCAGATCGACGCGATCCACCAAACCAGTCTGAGGGGAAATCCTGCATGTTCAAAGTGACCGCAGAAGGGCTCATCGTTGACCCGAACGACGACCGGCCAGTTGCCGTCTTTGTCGACAGTTTCACGACCGCTCTCGGGGATGGGAAGCAAAGCGATACGGTCATTCTTCGCCTATTCCATAAGGAGTGGAAAAATGCGGGACCGCTCGTGCCTCGCGACCGGGTTCATCAGTTCGCAATGAATGCGCACCGTGCAGCCGAACTAGGCCGTCATCTTCTGGAGCTTGCAGCTCAAGTTGAGAAAGAATCCGGGGGCACCATCCAGTAGGCTCGCTGGTCCGGATCTCGCGGACGCTGCTGAACTTGGTGAATTCTGGGCTCTGCATGGTCAAATCCTCTTGGCGCGTTGATCGGCGGGGCGACCCGAGGGAGGAGATTGGCCGCCCCGCCTGACACGCCCTGACCCACTGCCTCGATCCGGCGTGTGTTTTTGCCCTGCCGCCTCGGGGCGGCTCTCGGCCGGGCCAGCCGCAGGTTCCACGATCCCGGTCAATCCCGCCCGAGGCGGCCGGAATCGTGACGGGTGGACCAGGTGCTGCGCCCCGGCATGCTCCCCCGCCCCGGGCAACCTGAAAGCCCGATATCCATCACTGCCCCCACATGATTTCGGCGTAGCGGGGCAGCGTCTGCATGGCGAAATCCACCGCATCGCCGCAGGGACGGTGCGTGCCCTCGCGCCAATTGCAGCCGGTCTGCTTGGTCACGCCGAAATGCTGGCCGCAGGCCTCGGCCGTGGAAAAGCTGACGATCATCAGCATCGACCAGCGCCGCAGGAAACCGTCGGTATCGCGCTGCGCATGGACATGCGCCCGGCGACGCGCAGCAGCCGAGCGGCCGCGACCCCCGACCGGGGGCGTGAAGGACATTTGCCGCGAAGGCAGGCCAGATCGGGGACGATCAGGGATTTTGCAGATCAGGGACATGAGGATGCTCTTGGGGTTGTGCCGCCGTGGCGGCGGGTTGAGGGATGGCGCTGACCTCTGGATCAACCCAGCTTTCCACCGGGACCGCGCCGCCGGTGAGGCGGGCAATCTTGACGGCCAATTCGAGGGAAGGCTTCTTCTTCCCTCTTTCGAGGCCAGAGAGATACGCACGTCCGATGCCGAGGTTCTCGGCGACGACTGCGCGTTTCAGGCCCATGGATTTGATCGCTTCGGTCAGCATGCCGAAAGTTCTCTAACAGGAAAGTCTCGTCGTCAATACAAAACTTCTCTGTGGGCGAATTTATCTCCAGCAGCTCATTCCATCGCCCAGACCGCCAGAGGATAAGGGCGCATGAAATTGAAGATCGGGAAAATCCTGGCCGAGCGAGGCCTCAAGCAGCGGTGGCTGGTTGAGCAATTGGACGTTTCACCCGGCTACGTGAGCAACTTGGTGGCAGGCACCAAGCGCCCATCCGCCCAAATGCTGGAGCGCATCGCCGAAGTCTTTGAGCTACCCGCCTCCGCTATTCTGGAGGGTCAAAGACCAGTTGCTGTCGCGGGCAAGGTTGGCGCCGGAAATACCGTAGTCGAACTGGTTGACGCTTACGCCAAGGGCGGCGGACTATACCACGTCGCCGCACCTGACGATCTACCATCCTCCGGCATTGTTGCTGTAGAAGTGGCAGGGGACTCCATGTCACCACTGATCGAGCCGGGCGATATTGTCTTCTTCACTAGGCATTTCGTGGGGATTGATCCTGCCGCGATTGGCCACGTTAGCATCTGTCAGACCGATGATGGGCGCGCCCTGATCAAACAGATTCGGAGAGGTCGGGAGGAAGGGACATTCGACCTCTACTCCGTCAACTCGGCGCACCCGCCAGAATACGGCGTTCGCTTAGTTTGGGCGGCGCCATGGCGGCGCGCCATCCGGCGGCAAGACGTGGAGTTTGTCGACCCTTAAGGATTGTCGAGCCCCTCAACTTACACCAGCAAAGCCCGCATAATGCGGGCTTTTTTCATGTCTAAGCGTGATTGCGTCCTAAAATGTTTCCCCACAGAGAATTTTTAGATTGACTGATGGTTCTCTGTCAGGCAACTAATAGCCATCCGCAACCCTTGGATGGAGCCTCCCATGTCCCACGATACGTCCAATGTCGCCCTGCCGATGAACGACTACAGCGGCGCCGACGACGCTCAGGCACGCCTTCAGGAGATGAAGAAAGACGTTATCGTCTTTGCCGCGCACACGGTCCTCGGCTCCGCTCCGAACAGCTTCACCGCATATGCGGCGATCAGGGTGTTGGATTGGGCCGTGAAGGACATCCCCCTGCGACAGGCCGATGATGGAGAGATGCCGCGCAATCTCGCGAAACTAGCAGACATGCTGCGCGAGATTGTCGTGGCGGACCCCGATGGGGCCACAAGATGGGTCGGTGCTTTGCGCGCGGCAAACAGCGGCATCACTCGGCTGGATTCGCCTGAGAAATGGACGCCGAGCAAGGCGCAGATCGCGGCGGCCATGTCTGCCCTGAACATCGAGGACCGGGCCAGGATCATCGTGAAATTCAATGCGGCCGGGCAACTCGTCGCCCGTCCGGCGGGCGCGCCCGACGCCGATTATCAGATTGTGGTTCCCCGCGGAGACGAGGTCACTTCATGATCCCGGCCTTTTTCAACGCGGCCTCGATGGCAGCGATATCCTGCGTGCGTAGCGAGATGTCTTCCTGCACCTGGCGCAGCGCCGCTCGCAAATCCTCGATCAGCCGCATGACGCCCGGGATTTCCGCGGTCTGGGCTTCAAGTTCCCTCAGCTTCTCTCCGACCTCCTCCAGATCCGGCGGCTCCAACTCGGCCGCCAGCTTCTGCTCTTCATCCATTCCATGCATTTCCCGCGTTCTCCTTTGCTGGGCGTGGGGATTCGCGGGCCGCGTCCTGACAGCGCGGCCCGCAGACAGACTGACTGCCGACCACAACTTTCTCAACCTGTGAAAGGAGGCATCACATGCGGCCCCTGCCCGTACAGAACTGCTCGCGGGTCATCGAGCGCGCCCGCGCCCTGATCGCCGACCCGGAGCGCGCGGCACAACAGCCCGCTTTCATCCGCACGATGGCCTGGCGCATCCTTGTGAACGCCCGTTCTCGCCCGGCAATCCGCGAGCCCCGGCGCGCGTCGCATCTTCCGGAGGGCGCATGATGGCTGCCATCGACAACATCGACTTCCAGCTCCGGAATTTCGGGCGCCGGGTTCCGGTCGCACGAGACCGGCGCGCCCGTGCCACCTGCTGGTTCATCATCGCCCTGTTTGCAGCCGGCCTGCTGTTCTGCCTGGTCGTGGCCTGCTGGATGCTTTGGGATTACCTGCCCGATACGGGCGCGGTGCTGGACTTCATTGCGCCGACCGCTGTGCAGGCTCGGGACGGTGGCTGGGTCGCGATGTCGGAGGGGCTGTGATGCGGGACGCGGCCGCCGCCAAGACCATGTTCGTCGAGGGCCGAGATGGCCTGATCCTCGACCGCCACACGGGCCGCGAACTGGCGCGCGTGGCGGTCGACAAGCTGACCATCACCGAGGCGCAGCGCATCTCGCGCGCGATACTCGCCGGCCTGGAAGCCGAATACGCACTCGATCCTCGGCCCGACGGGCCGCCTCTGCCGAAGCCATAGCTTCACCCTCTTTCCCCGAATTCGCCCGGTCGCGACGCGCCTGTCCCGCCGGGCTTCACTGGCCCCCGGCTTCTGCTCGGGCCGGGGGCTTTTTTCTGCAATCCGGCCGGTTCGGCCAAAGTTTTTGAGGCCACCCATGACCCTGATGGAGCCCATCAAGCCCGTCGCCACGGCAGGGATCACCTGCACCGTCGCGGATCTGCGCCGCGCGGTGAACGCGGCGGCTTTCGTGGTCGAACGGCGCAACACCATTCCCGTCCTCGGATGCCTGCGCATCGAGCCGCTGAACGACAAGCTGCGGATCGAAAGCACCAACCTCGATAGCTGGCTGATGGTGGACTGCCCGGCCACCTGCATTGAGGGCAAGCCATTCGTGATCGACGCGCGCCTGCTGCTCGCGCTGCTGACCGGCGCCGAGCGCGACGACAGCGTCAGCATCACGCTGGACGGGAATGTCGTGACGCTGCGGATCGGCCCGGCGGTTGCCCGCGTCCAGCTGCTTTGCCCCGCCTCGGATTGGCCGACGGCACCCAGCACCAAGGGCATGTCGTGGGTCAGCATACCGGAGGCAGCGCTTGCCAGGATGATCGGCCGCGTGCGGTGGGCCATCTCGACCGAGGAGACGCGCTATTATCTGAACGGCATCTATATGCATGGTCGCGAGGGGCGTCTGGCGGTCACAGCGACGGATGGCCACCGGCTGGCGCTGTATCATTCCGACATCGAATACAAACTGCCCGATCTGATCTTCCCACGCTACTCGGTGGCCGCGCTGTGCAACCTGATGACCGACGGCGGCAACCAGCTGCTGCGGATCGGCGGCTCGGCGGATCCCGTGCGGATGCAGATTTCGGGCGACGGCTGGTCGCTGACGGTCAAATGCATCGACGGTGCCTATCCCGATTACACGCGGGTCATACCGGACCGGGGCACGATGCGCGGCTATGCCGTGATCAATCGCGCCTTGCTGCGGCGGTTCCCGAACACCAGGAGAATGCATCTCCTGCGTGACGCCCTGAAGTTCGATTTAGACAAGCGCGTCGCCAACCTGAACAGCGTCGGCCTCGGGATTGATGTCGAGATACCGATCGAAGCCGACGGGGATTTCGCCATCGGCTTCAACGAGGGCTATGTCCGCGAGGTCGCGCGGATCTTCGACACCGTGCGCATCGAGGCCAGCACCGCGCGCGACGCCGCCCTGATCCTGACCGAGGACCCCGACCTGACGGTCGTCGTCATGCCGATGCGGGTGTGAGCGATGGGCCAGCATCCTTCCTATGACGATTTCCTGCGCGCCAAGGCCGCCATCGCGCCGCGCTTCGGCGGCATGCAGGTGGACGAGGCGACCCTGAACCCGGCGCTCAAGCCGCACACCCGCCGCATGGTGGCCTGGGGCCTGCAGGGCGGCCGGCGCGCCTGGTTCGCGAACTTCGGCCTGCACAAGACCGCGACGCAGCTGGAGACCATGCGCGTGCTGACCGAGACGACCGGCCAGCCGACGCTGATCACCGCGCCGCTGGGCGTGCGACGCGAGTTCATGCGCGAGGCGCAGGAGCGGTTCCGCGGGTCGTTCGCCGTGGACCTGAAATTCATCCGCGACACGGACAAGGTCGACGGGCCGGGCATCTACCTGACCAACTACGAATCGGTGCGCGAGGGCAAGGTTTCGCCCGATCCGTTCATCGGCGTCAGCCTCGACGAGGCCGCGATCCTGCGCGGCTTCGGCGGCACCAAGACCTTCCGCGAGTTCATGGCGCTGTTCGCCGGCGACGACCGGCGCGACCAGTCGAACCGGGTCAAGACCGCCGGCGTGCCCTATCGCTTCGTCGCCACCGCCACGCCCAGCCCGAACGACTATATCGAGCTGCTGTCCTATGCCGGCTTCCTCGACGTGATGGATATCGGCCAGGCCAAGACCCGGTTCTTCAAGCGCAACTCGGAAAAGGCCGACCAGCTGACCCTGATGCAGCACAAGGAGCGGGAATTCTGGCTGTGGGTCGCGTCCTGGGCGCTGTTCGTCACGAAGCCCAGTGATCTGGACCCGTCGTTTTCAGACGAGGGCTACGATCTGCCGCCGCTCGACGTGCGATGGCACGAACTGCCGGTCGATCACCTCGCCGGCGCCGCGGTCGAGAAGAGCGGCCAGAAGCGCATGTTCAAGGATGCGACGGCCGATCTGTCGGCCGCGGCGCGCGAGAAGCGCGAGAGCCTGCCGGCGCGGATCGAGAAGCTGATGGAGATCCGCGCCGAGGACCCGGCCGCGCACCGGATCATCTGGCACGACCTCGAGGATGAACGCCGAGCGCTGGAAAAGGCCGTGCCTGGCATTGTGACCATCACGGGGAACGGTTCGCAGAAATTGGACCGCCGCGAGGAGCTGATCGGCGATTTCGCCGACGGCCGGGTGCAGGAGCTGGGCGCCAAGCCGGTGATGTTGGGCAGCGGGACCAACCTGCAACGGCACTGCGCCTGGCACGTCTTTCTCGGCATCGGCCACAAGTTCAACGATTTCATCCAGGCGATCCACCGCCTGCTGCGGTTCGGCCAGCCCGCCGACAGCGTGCGGCTCGACCTGATCTACACCGAGGCTGAACGCGAAATCCGCCGCTCGCTGGAGCGGAAGTGGCGTCAGCACAACGAGATGGTTCAGAAAATGATCGACATCATCAAAGAGTTCGGCCTGTCCGAGGTCGCGATGCAGCAGGCGCTGGTGCGCGCCCTCGGCGTCGAGCGGGTCGAGGCCTCGGGGCCGGATTACCGCTGTGTCCACAACGATTGCGTGGCCGAGACCCGCAGCATGGCCGACGCCTCGGTGCAGCTGATCGTCACCTCGATCCCGTTCAGCACCCAGTATGAGTATTCGCCGAACTATGCGGATTTCGGCCATACCGACGACGATCCGCATTTCTGGCAGCAGATGGGGTTCCTGATCCCCGAGCTGCTGCGCGTGCTGGAGCCGGGCCGGATCTGCGCGATCCACGTCAAGGACCGGATCATCCCCGGGGGCATCAACGGCTTCGGTTTCCAGACCCTATCGACCCTGCACATGGATTGCGTGCGCGAGTTCCAGCGCCACGGCTGGGCCTATCTCGGTATGAAGACCATCACGACCGATGTCGTGCGCGAGAACAACCAGACCTATCGCCTGGGCTGGTCGGAACAGTGCAAGGACGGCAGCCGCATGGGCTGCGGCGTGCCGGAATACCTGCTGATCTTCCGCCGGCCGCCCAGTGACACCAGCAACGGCTACGCCGACCGGCCGGTGAAGAAGGCCAAGAAGGAATGGGACCCCGAGGCCAAGGACTGGCGCAACGAGGGCGGCTATAGCCGCGCCCGCTGGCAGATCGATGCCCACGGCTACATGCGGTCGAATGGCGACCGGACCCTGCTGCCCGAGGAACTGGAGGGGCTGGACGCGGACCAGGTCTACAAGGTCTGGAAGGCCTACAACCTGCAGCAGGTCTATGATTTCGAGCATCACGTTCAGATCGGCGAAGCCCTCGAGGTGAAGGGCCGGCTGCCGCCGACCTTCATGCTGCTGCCGCCGCATAGCGCGCATCCCGATGTCTGGACCGATGTCGCGCGCATGATGACCATCAATGCCGAGCAGGCGCGCAAGGGCAACGAGATGCATCTCTGCCCGCTGCAATACGACATCGTGGACCGGGCCATCGCCCAATACACCGAGCCGGGCGAATGGGTCTACGACCCGTTCGGCGGGCTGATGACCGTGCCCTTCCGCGCCATCAAGCTCGGCCGCAAGGGCATCGGGGTCGAACTGAACAAGGGATACTGGCTCGACGGCTGCAAATACGTCGAGGCCGCCTCGCGCGAGGCTGGCATGCCCAGCCTCTTCGACCTCCTCGACGCCGATCAACCCGAAAACCAGAAGCTGCGGAGGACCGCGTGATGAAGAAACTGTTTCTTATCCCCGCCCTGTGCCTGCCCTTGATGGCGGGGCAGTGCGAAGATGATGCGACAATTGCGGCGCGGAACGTCTCCAAGGCCGCCGACAATTTCGAGATCAGCCGCCGTGTCGTGTTCTACAACGGTGTCACCGACAGCTACATCCTGACGGTCGAAGGCCGCTGCTCGATGGACCTGAACAGCGCCGGCACCGCGTTCAACGTCATCTGCAAGACCGGGCCGAGCGATTACAAGCGGCACACCCTGGTGCTGTCGGACAACACCAGCGCCTTCGTGGAGCAGCTGGAGCCGGCCACGGTCAGCGCCTACCACTATCGCGTGACGTTCAAACCGCAATCGATCATCCCAGACGTGGATTTCCGGGGTGATGCCGGGGAACTGGTCACCAATTCCAGCGAGGCCATGCAATGAGCACCGATTCCTTTGAACACCCGACTCTGGCTGAACTCCGTGACCGGCATGCCGATTGGTCGCAACGCCAGTTCGGCGACGTGTCCGCCGTCGGGCCGGCCAAGCACCTGTCCAAGGAAGCCCTGGAGGTCGCGGCCGCGCCGCACGATCCGATTGAGCATGCGGATTGCTGGATGCTGCTCTGGGACATGCAACGCCGGGCCGGCATCAGCGACGCGATGCTGGCAGACGCCATCCGGCAGAAGCTGGACATCAACATGTCCAGATCGTGGCCGCCGCCGCAAGAAGGCGAAGCCCGCGAGCATGTTCACTCCCCGGCCAACGTGCCCTGGCAGTGGTACTCCGGCCGGGATGATGAGAATTTCAGCTTCGGGCCCTGCGACACGCGCGAGGAAGCGATCCGCCTGGCGGTCGAGGACGGCATGTGCGAGGAGCGCTCGGCTGACGATCCGGAGGTTTGGGAAAACCATATCCACCTGATCGAAGCCCAGAAGGCGCCGCTGCGCCTGGCCGACTGGATCGGCACCGACACCCTCCTCGAACGGGCGGATGAGGCCGTCGCCGACAGTGACCGGGTCTGCTACGAGCATGACGACGGACCATGGTTCGAGGCCACCCCCGAACAGGGGGCCGATCTGGCCGCCCGTTTGCGCCGGGCCTGTGACGAATGGCAGGCCGCGCATGGCCTGACGTTCACCTGCCGCACCTTCAGCGCCTCGCGCAACGCCGAGTTCGTGATCGTTCCGCAACTTCGCGAACTGCTCCCCGCGCCCGCCGCGGAAGGCGGTGACGCATGACCAGCGACATCGTTTCCGTCGAGATCGGCCGCAGCACCTGGCAGGGCCCGGCCGAGGATGCGCCGCGTCGGGCGCACATCACCCGAGATGATCTTGTCTCTGCTTTGGAGCAGATCGAGATGCTGACCGCCACCGGCTCGGGGCTGGACCCGGACACGACGATGCAGGTCCACCTGCTCGCGGGCATCGGCCGGGCAACGCATGATCCCTATGCGTGGTATAGCCGCTCTGACCTCTGCGCCTCGGGCCAGCAGGTGCGGGCGCTGGTGGATGCTTTCGAGGCCGGGTTGAAGGCGGCCACCGAGATCGTCGCGGATGACCGCATCTGCGAGGCGATACTTGCGCGTGACAACCCGTATTCCGCCCTGACGCCAGCCCCGCAGGCCGCAACCCCGACCGCGCAAGAGCTGGTGCCTGTGCGCTGGTTGGTAGAGGAAACATTGTTGAACGGGTCGAGGCGCTGGTCATGCTTTGAGTATGAGCGACAGGCGAGGCAGCAGGCCAAGACGTATTCCGGCACGGTCACTTTCACGCCATTGTTCGCCCACCCGCCCCAGCCCAGCGAGACGGTCGCGGAGGCCGCAACCGCCGCGCTCAATGCATGCCGCATCATCGACGCGGCAGCTTTGGAAGGGCACGACAACGTCAGTGACCTGATCTGTCATCTGCTTGAGGCCGTCGAACCGGCCAGAGCCGCCCTGCGCGCCCTGAAAGGTGGTGCGTGATGGCTGATCGCATCCTCCCCATCATCCACCGCGGCATCGTGATCCGGCAAGCCGAGGTGCCGGGAGCGCCCTATGAATGGACGCACGAGGAGACCGATGCCCACGGCATGGCCCCGACGCTCGACGACGCGATCCGCCAGATCAATGTGCACCTCGGCAGCGTCGATCCCGATTGCCGGGTGTGCCGCGGCACCGGATCCGAGGACTGGTCCTATCTGGCGCTGACCCCGTGCCGGCTCTGCAATCCGGAAGAGGTGCGGCATGCAGGTTAACCGCTACCTTAAAGACGAGGCGATGGACCGGATCGACCACGCCCTTGGGCGCCCGGTCAACCCGCTGGCCCATACATACCGGGACCACTACGCCGCCGCCGCCGACGGCGACATTGCCAAGGAGATGGCGGGATCGCCTCACTGGCGGGCCGGTGCTCGACATGGCGTCCTCCAGTGGTTCTTCGTCACACGCGAGGGCCGGGAGGCGCTACGAGACCATTTGCGCGAGATCGGTGACCAGCACCGGCTCTATGTCGTGATCTGGGACGGCATGGAAATGCCCTGTGTCGCCACCAGCCCCAGCAAGGCCCGATATAGCAAGTGGCTCGATGTCTCCGACTGCTGCAATGTCAGCTTCAAGGAGTTCTGTCGCGCTGCGCGGGTTCGTCTTGCGATTGGCGGCGCGACGGCGGCGGAGGGACGGGCATGACCGCCGCGCTCCGCGTCGGCATCCTCTGCGAGACCTCGGGCGCGATGCGCCGAGCCTTCGCTGCCCTCGGGCATGATGCCACATCCGTTGACCGCCTGCCGGCCGAGGACGGCAGCAACCATCACATCGTCGGCGACGTGCGGGACTACCTCGACTATGGCTGGGACCTGCTGATCGTTTGCCACCCGCCCTGCACGCGGCTCTGCAACAGCGGCGTGCGATGGCTGTCCGTACCGCCGAAGAACCCGCCTAGCGACGCGACCCCGGCCGAGAGGGCAGCATGGCCGATCCTGTCTCGCGAAGCGCGGCTGGCCATCATGTGGCGGCTGCTGGACGAAGGCGCCGAGCTGTTCGCTGCCTGCTGGCAGGCCCCGGTTTCCCGCGTGGCGGTCGAGAACCCGATCATGCACAAGCACGGCCGCGCCCGGATGCCCGCGGACCTGCCCAAGCCCCAGATCGTCCAGCCGTGGTGGTTTGGCGAGCCGGCCTTCAAGGCGACGGGCTTCTACCTGCGCGGCCTGCCGCCGCTGACCGCCACGAAGCGGCTGATCCCGCCGCGGAAGGCGACCGAGCCGGAGCGGCACAAAGCATGGTCGGCAATCCACCGCGCCAGCCCGGGCCCCGACCGATGGAAAATCCGCAGCAGGACCTTCGAGGGCATCGCCCGCGCCTGCGCAGAGCAATGGGGCGGATACGCCCTCGATCAGATCAGGAGGATGGCGTGATGGGCAAGCATGAGCCAGCTTTTGCGCCTCGCCTTCTGCCTGCGCCCGAGGCCGCGCATTATCTCGGGATCAGCGAAACCACGTTGCGCGGCCTTGGCCTGCCGCGCCGGATGCTGGGGGGAAAGCGGCTTTACGACCGCCTGACTCTTGACGAATACGCGTCTGGTCTGCCTGTTGATGGGGAGAACGGGAATGAGGCAACGGAATGCGACAGGGCATTTGGCCTGTGAAGCTGAAGGGGATCAGACGCCAGAAGCGCGGCGACAAGGTGATCCGCTATCATCGGGCCACCGGAATCCGCCTGCCTGACGATATCCCCGAGACACACCCGGATTTTGTCTCGGCATGGGCTCGGTGCGAGGCAGGGCAAGGGCAACCGGACGCACCGAAGGCTCCAGCGCCGACGGGATCGTTGGCAGCGGCCTGCATCGCCTTTCGGGGCTCGCCATCGTTCAAGGAGCAATCGCCGGTCTATCGCGACATCCTGACCCGTAACATCGAGGCGATCCGCGGCGAATATGGTCACGTCGCGATAAAGGCGATAAAAGCCAAGCACATCAGCGCCGACCTGGCCAAACTGGCGGGCACCAGGCCGCTATCGCGGCTCAAGACCTGGCGCAAGGTCATGGATCACGCGCGTCGCACCGGATTGATCGAGGAAGATCCGAGCCTGACCGTGAAGGCTCCAAAGGTGAAGCTGAAGGGGCATCAGGTTTGGACGGAAGGCGACATAGAGGTGTTCCGGGGGAAATGGAAAATCGGAACCGTGCAGCGCGCCTGTTTCGAGCTGCTGCTGTGGACCGCGGCGCGGACGGTGGACGCCGTGCGGATCGGGCCGCAGCACGTCGGCAAGGACGGCGTGCTGTCGTTCCGGCAGTCCAAGACCGGGGGTATGGCCTATGTCCCGTGGACCGCGACCCTACCCAACTGGGGCGCAGGATGGGCGGATGAGCGGCGGGAGATGATGGAGGCGTTACGGTGCCTCGCCGGCGGGCTGACGTTCCTCCAGGCGCGCGGCGCGCGGCCGAGATCGGAGAAGGGGCTTAGCAACCTCATCAGCGCGGCAGCACGCGAGGCGAAGCTCGAAGGTCGCACCGCGCACGGGCTTCGCAAAGCGCGACTGACCCGTATCGCCGAAGCCGGCGGATCGGCCCATGCCATCAAGTCGTGGGGCGGTCACAAGACCTTGGCCGAGGCCGCGCATTACACCGAGTCAGCGGATGCAAAACGGCTGGTCACCGGCACGGAACAGGAACAGAACGCTGTATCACCTGCCGAACGCGATACAAAAACCGCAAATAATTGAGTAAAATCAACGTTGATTTGATGCGATGGCGGACGGTGAGGGATTCGAACCCTCGAGACGGTTCCCCGCCTACACACTTTCCAGGCGTGCGCCTTCGACCACTCGGCCAACCGTCCGTGGCGGCTCGTCTAGCGCGACGGCGCGACCAGTGCAAGCCGCAGTTCCGTCAAAGCTTCGAAATCCGCTTCTGCAACTCGGCAAGCTGCCGGCGGATCTCGGCCATGTCCTCGGGGCCGGAGCCCTTCTTGCCGGCGCGCCGGGGCTCCTCCCCCTCGGTCTCTTCCATTTCGGGACCGCTGCTCCCCGTGCCCCAGCCTGCCGACATCGCCTTCAGGAACAGCTGCTGCTGGCGCTGGAGCGCCTCGAAACCCGGCATCGAGGACATCGGGTTCGGAAAGGTCGACAGGTTCTCCATCATCTTGGACTGGCCTTCGCGCAGCATCTCGAAACTGGCGGCCAGGAATTGCGGCACCACCGATTGCGCCTGCGTGGTGTAGCTGCGCACCAGGTCGATCAGCACGTCGATGGGCAGCACGTTCTCGCCCCGCCCCTCATGCTCGGCGATGATCTGCAACAGATATTGCCGGGTCAGGTCGTCGCCGGTCTTGAGATCGACGATGCGCACCTGACGCCCGGCACGGATGAAACCCGCGATATCCTCGAGCGTGACGTAATCGCTCGTCTCGGTGTTGTAGAGGCGGCGGCTCGCATAGCGCTTGATCAGAAGCGGGGTCGTGTTCTCGGCCTCAGCCAT